ACCCGCCTGCACGATCAGGGGGATGTTGTTAATGACCGCATTGACGATGCCGCTGATAATGTCTGGGATTGCACCTACGATGGTGGTAATAATCTCCGGCAGCGCCTGGATCAGAGACACCAACAGGTCAATACCCGCTTGGATGATTTGCGGAATCGACCCAAGGACGGCTGTGATAATGCCGTCAATAATCTGCGGGATTGCCTCCACGATTGCCACGATGATTTCCGGCAAAGCAGACACAAGAGAGGTCAGAAGCTGAATGCCTGTCTCAATAATCTGCGGAATGGCATCAAGAATAAAATTGATGATACTCATAATGATTTCCGGCAGAGCCGCAATCAGCACGGGAATGGCTGCGAGGAGTCCCTCTGCAAGCCCCGTGATAAGCTGAAGGGCTGCATCCAAAATCATCGGAAGGCTGTCAATCAAACTCTGCACGATGGTAATGACCGCTTGCACCGCAGTAGGAATCAGCGTAGGCAAAGCCTCACCGATACCCTGCACAAGGGACATCACAATCTGAATGGCGGCATCCACCAACAGAGGCAGATTTTCAATCAGCGTGTTTACGATGGTCAGCACCGCTTCAATAACTACCGGGATGAGTTCCGGTAGCAAGGTCAGCAGCGTGTTCAGCACCTGGGAAAACAGATCCACAACGGTATCCAGGAGCGTTGGGAGCATTTCCACCACGGTAGCCAGGAGTGCGTTCAACGCTGTAGGCAGAGCCGAGATGATGTTCTCAATGACCGGGGTAATATTGGTCAGCACATCCTGGAAGGCATCCACCACATTGTTGCAGAGCATCTCAATGTCAGCATCCGCATTGCCGAAGCCCACGATAAGGTTGTCAATGGCAGCCTTCATGGAGTTCATAGAACCCTCAATGGTGTGTTCCGCTTCCGCAGCGGTGGCACCGGCAATGCCCATGCTCTCCTGGATGACGTGGATAGCTTCCACAACATCTGCATAAGAACTGATATCGTACTCAATGCCGGAAATGGCCTGGGCGTCAGCAAGCAGCCGTTCCATTTCGGTCTTGGTGCCGCCGTAGCCCAGCTTCAAGTTATCCAACATCGTATAGTTTTGCTTGGCAAAACCCTGGTATGCCGTTTGGATGGTGGCGATGTCCGTGCCCATCTTATTGGCGTTGTCAGCCATGTCGGTGATCGCCATATCTGCGTACTTCACAGCCGCCTCGGTGTCACCACCAAGAGACTGGATCAGTGATGCAGAGAAAGAAGTGACCGTGGACATATAGTCATTGGCAGACATACCAGCGGTTTTGTATGCGTTATTGGCATACTCCTGCAATGTTGCAGAAGACTCCTTAAACAGCGTATCCACACCGCCGACCAACTGCTCATATTCGCTGTAGGCTTCCACCACGGCTTTGCCCAGGGAAACAGCGGCGGCTGCGGCAGCAGTCACCACCGCACCCATCGCCACACCCACAGTTTTCAGAGTACCGCCCAACTTGGAGAATTTGCCCTCGGAATCATCGGCGGCATCTCCGGCATCATCCAGTTCCTCTTCCAGATCGTCAGCGGCATCGGCAGCATCGTCCATTTCACGCTCGGCTTCATCCAAAGCGGTGTTATTGCGGTCGAGTTCACGCTCCATATCATTAAGCGCTGCCGTAGCGTTATTTAGCTGAATCTGCCAGGCTTGGGTTCTGCGGTCATTTTCACCGAAAGACTCGGAGGCATTGGCAAGAGCCTGTCGCAAGGTCTCAATTTTCTGCTTCTGGGCTTCGATCTCTTTATTCAGCACCTGGTTACGTGCTGTGAGGGCTTCCACGGAATTGTCGTTTTTGTCGAACTGCGACTGTACGACCTTCATTTCCGAGCCGAGGACTTTGAAGGACTGGTTGATATCCGACAGCGCCTTCTTGAACTCTTTTTCACCCTCAAGACCGATTTTCAGACCAAAATCATCTGCCATCTATACCACCTCCTTCGTCAGATTCCGGCAGGAATAATGTCATCAATGAACATTTCCCGTTTTGGTTTCGCAAGCCCGTTGTACTGCTTGTGGCACTCCCAAAGATCCAGGAGTAAACCAAACGGCATCAGCCACACCTCAACCTGGGTCAGATGAAGGTGGGCGATGCCGTAATAAAGAAGCCGAGTAAATAACTCATCGTCACTTACTCGACTACCACGTTTTTTGAGTCAGACTCGCTTTCCACATTGCGTTTGGTGCCCTTATACAGAGCCTCGGTGATAGCGGTCTTATATGCCGCCAGATCCACGGGAGTGGTGAGTAGTTCCACCATCTCCTCGGTGAGCAGGTCGCGCTTATCGTCCTTGTTCTTCAGATTGTGGACGAGGATGGACTGGTTTGCCAGAAGCGTGATAAGCCATACGATCTCACCGATGGCCATCTCGAAGTTCTCGGACTTCATCAGTTTATCGCCCAGGTTCTCCAAACCGCCGTAGCGTCCGGCAATCTCCCTGGTAGCCTTGGTGGTCAGAAGCAGGGTGTACTCGTCACCACCGATGTTGATGTTCGCAGAGCGTTCAGTAGTCATAGGTCAGTCCTCCTTATTCAGCGGCTTCGGTAGTATAGGAAGGCTCGTACACTTCCTTATACCAGTTGGTAATGGTATCAGCAGAAACAGCAGCGTCGCCTTCGGTGACCTCTGCCTTCCAGGGATGCTTGTTCTGACCGTCCACCTTGTTACGGCGCAGAATGGTGCCCTCGATGGTAGGCGTGCTGAAGGTGATGCTGTCACCCTTGGTAGCAAGGTTAGTGGCGGGGATGCCGAACTTTACACGGTACAGCCAGTAATACTTGTACTTGCCGTTGGACTTCTTTGCACGGAAGCCCACAGCCACGGGATCGCCGCCGTCCTCACTGGTGGAAACAACGACACCGTTGGCATCAATGGTTGCCCCGGTAAGGTCAGATGCGGTGGAAGCACCGATATCATCCACACCCAAAGAAAGAGTGCCGGACTTGAACTCCTTGACGATTTCGGAAGCACCGTCATCGGCATACAGGGTAGCCTCTGCCAGTTCCACGGAGAGGTCGGCAGTCATTGCCTTTGCCAGTTGCACCGGGGCAGCATAGGTTTCGTTACCGCTTTCATCCTCGGTGATCTTGGCGTAATACAGTTTATCAAGACCGATAGTAGCCATGATTTATTCCTCCATTTCATAGTGTTTTGCTACATCCACAGCGTAGTGGTGGTAGCCAGTTTCTGTTTCATAACCGATGTATCTGCGTTCGGTTACGGTGAAATCAAATGCCAGGAGTGCTTTCACAACGGCGTTCTTTTCCTTTGTGTAGCTGCCCTGGGCATATAAAGATAGTCGAGCCTCCTGCACATCACAGCCGGGGGCGTTATCTGCATGGAGGTCGAAGGTGTCCGCAATGGGAACCACCACGATGTACTTCGCAGGGGCAACATCGCTGAACACACCTGTTTCAATGGGAATATCCAAGTCGGCAAGTGCCGTCTGGATATCTGCCAGTACACTCATAGCTTTCTGACCTCCTCTTCAAATTTCTGTTGCATCGCAGCCTTGCAAGCAGAGCGAGATGCGGATTTTGCGGGTTTCAAAAAGGGCTTTGCAGGCTGACCGTGCTTGCCGTATTCGATGATGTTAGCGATTTTTGCGTTGCTGCCGCCATCACTACGTGGCTCGGCAAAACCGACCTTCACATTGTGATTGCCGTTTTTGTCGGTCTTGGCAGGGGTCAGACCCAGAGCCGATTCCAGTTCGCCCGTGGAGCGAGAGTCATACTTTGTGCCGGAGCCTACCACAGAGGAGAGATTGCTCTGCACCTTCTGCAGGACAACTTCACCGCCAGCTTCGAGGACGGTTTCGGCAACTGCATCAAAGTTACTGCCCAGGCGGGACATCCGCTCCAGAAACTCGTCGGGCATCTTAATATCAACCTTTGCCAACGGTAGCCACCACCTTTTTGGCGAGAACCTCCGTGTACATTCCGCGCCCTTTCACATCCTCAACAGATGTGATTTCATAGCGGTCACCGTCACACACAATAATGTAATCGGTGGTGATGCCGATACCTGGGATACTGCGGAAACGGAACAGATCGGTCGCCTCGGAGAAAGCTGCGAGGTTTGCCCACCGCTGACTGCCGTGACGGCCTTCTCTGTAAACACGGACAGAAGCGAGGACTTCATCCACCGTAGTAGTGAAGCCCTCGCTGTCCTTGACCTTTTTTGTAGCAACAATGTCGGCAAAGCCATTCATCTTTCCGAAACTCATGTCACACCTTCCAATCCCGGTCGAGCCGTAAAAGAAGATTGACCGTGTTCCAGACCTGCTGTCCGGCTTGCACATTGTCGGCAAAGAAACCGCCTGTGGAGCCGTCACGGGACTCGTAAAAATGCGATGCCAACATAATCACTGCCTGTTCGGTAGTGGCTGGCATCGCATTCTCGGAATAGTACCCCGCAGGGATATGCTGATAGCTTTCCGCATAGGAAACGGCGGCAGTGATGAAGCGTTCAATCAGCCCATCATCTGCCGAGTGTTCCAGGATCAGATTCTCTTTGACTTTGGTCAGAAGTTCGCTCATCACTGCCACCTCCTAACTTAGGCAGTAGCCATCTTGAGCAGCTTGACTGCTTCGGGAAGAACCAGCTTGCCGTCCACGCGCTCCTTGGCAACGAAGCCGACCATACCATTACCGGCGAACAGTTCCTTCAGTTCGGAGAAGGAACGAGTACCACGGTCACCGATGTTGTAGTAGCTGTAGTCACCGAAAGCGATGGCGGGCATACCTGCGGTGATCACAGGGAAATAAGGAGAGGTGTGAACCTCATAACCCAGGAGACGACCGGGTTCACCGTCCTTAATGGAATCCTGCCACAGATAGCGACCGTTCTTGTCGGTCAGCTTGCGGATAGCAGCCAAAGTCTGGTCATTGCAGATAAACTTGGCGCTCTTGCGGTAAGGACGCTTGAGGGAGTACACCAGGTCGATGATCTCATCGGCAGTGATTTCAGTCGCAGAAGCGGCAGTCACACCGATTTCAGCACCGCCATCGGTAGCAAGCAGACCCAAGGGCTGACCTGCACCGGAACCGTTGAGGAAGGCATCCTCTTCGGCATTTGCCAGAGCCTTAGAGAACTGACGGAGAATGTAGTTTTCCAGACCGAAGGCGTTGTCGTACAGGAGTTCCTCGGTTACCTTTACGGCAACGTGCAGCTTGTGGGCATCCAGGTTGATCTGGGCAAAGGTAGCGTCACCGAAAGTGAGAGCCTCGCCTTCATCAATCCACGCAGCCGCAGGCTTGGTGGCAGCGATGTTGATCTTACGCTCACCGCTGGTGGTGATGGTAGTACCCAGCTTACGGAAGATGTTCTCCTCAGTCAGACCCTCGATAAGGCGGGAGTCGTACTCTTCGGGAACAAGGTAGCCACCATCGGCATCAATGCCCTCGGAGAGAACGTTGGAGATGTTACGGAAGTTGGTACGCAGAGCCTTCAGCATATCAGCGCGGTATGCATCAGAGGCACGGCCGGTCTTGGGCTTCTGCGCCTGTGCGGGATTGCCGTTCATGGGCTTTTCGGTGATGGGAGTGGAAGTGGGCTTGGAAAGCTGTGCGTCCATAGCGGACATGGCTTCCATACGCTCGATTTCAGCACCGTAGTCCTGAACCTTCTTTTCCATCTGGGCATAGGTCTTGGCATCCTCATCGGAAAGCAGACCGTCCTTGTAGCGCTT